TATGGGGGGACGCGTGGCCGAAATTGGAAGTTCGAGGTTTGTCGTGGCAAAAGGCCGCAAGCCAACGCCGAAGCCGATACTGCAAATGCGTGGGTCTCGCGTGCGAGGGCCGCACAAGAGCGGCATCGACGCGCCGCCTGGAGTTCCTCCTGCCCCCGGCTGGCTCTGCGACATCGCCCGCGAAGAGTGGGAGCGAATCTTGCCGATGCTGGAGGCCAGCAAGGTCATGAGCCCGAGGCACCAGCAGACCCTAGCCTGCTACTGCGACTCGTTCGCCGACATGGTGCAGGCCGACGCCGAACTCAAGGAAGGCGGCACGACCATCGTGGACGAGAAAGGTAGGGTGAGTAATCACCCGGCTTGGCTGCGGAAGCGCGACGCCCGCAATCAGATGCTCAAGTTCGCGTCAGAGTTCGGGCTCACGGCTTCCGCTCTGGCCCGCGTCTCGGCGGTGGAAAATGCCCCGAAGGAAGACGACGAAGACCGCCTCATGTTCGGTTGACAAGCCGTGCAGGACGTGCCCGTCATGCTTGGCCGTGCGGTTCTTTCACAAGTACCTCACGCACGCGAAGGGTGAGCTCGGCGGCAAACCGTTCGTGCTGGAGCGGTGGCAGCAGGAATACGTGCGACGCTTGTTCGAGGCTCGCGACGGTGTTCGCAAGGTGCGAACAAGCCTGCTAGCGATTCCCCGCAAAAACGGGAAGAGTTCGCTGTGTGCTGGCATCGCGCTGAAGCTGCTCTTGGAGAACGAGCCTGGTGCCGAAGTGTACTCGTGTGCCGCCGATCGCGACCAGGCTCGGCTCGTATTCGAGATGGCAAAGGTGTGCGTCGAGCAGAGTCCGTCGCTGCGGTCTCGCCTCAAGGTCTACCGCAACTCGATCGTCAGAGAGGAAACGCACTCGTTCTACAAGGCGCTCTCGGCCGAGGCGTTTACGAAGCACGGGCTCAACGCTCACGGCGTGATCTTCGACGAGTTGCACGCCCAGCCCACTCGCGAGCTCGTGGACGTGATGCAGACTTCGATGGGTGCCCGTCGCCAGCCGATGCTCGTCTACATAACGACAGCGGGCTACGACCGCAGGAGTGTGTGCTGGGAAATCTGGAAGTACGCCGAAGCCGTCTCAAGCGGTGCCGTCAAGGACGAATCGTTCCTCCCGGCGATATATGCCGCTGCGGTCGATGACGATTGGCGGAACGAAGCGACGTGGAGGAAGGCGAACCCGAACCTCGGCGTGAGCGTGAAGCTCGACTACCTGCGCAGCGAGTGCGCCAGGGCGGTCGAGATGCCGTCATACGAAAACACCTTCCGGCAACTGCACTTGAACCAGTGGACCGAGCAAGACACTAGGTGGCTGCGGATGGATCACTGGGCGCAGGGCAACCCGCCCTGCCCGACTTCGCTTCTCGGCCGGGAGTGCTGGGGCGGTCTCGATCTGGCGACGACCTACGACACGACATCGCTCGTTTTGCTGTTCCCGCTGGAGGATGGGACGTTTTGGGTCGAGCCGCACTTTTGGATTCCCGAGGAAAACATGCGGGACCGGGTGCGGCGTGACAAGGTTGCCTACGACGTGTGGGCCAAGCAGGGACACATGCACCTGACGCCCGGCAACGTGACCGACTTCGACAAAGTGCGTTCGGACATCAACGAAATCGCCTCCCGATACGCCATCCGCGAGATCGGGATCGACCGGTGGAACGCGACCCAGTTGGCGAATCAACTGCAAGGGGACGGGGTAAACGTCGTAGGGTATGGGCAGGGCTACGGCTCGATGAGCGGTCCGGCAAAGGTGCTGGAGTCGCTCGTCGTGTCGGGCAAGCTCCTGCATGGCGGGCACCCGGTGCTCGCGTGGCAGGCTGGAAACGTAGCGGTGCAGCACGACCACAACGGCAACATCAAGCCGTCTAAGGCGAAGAGCAACGAGAGAATCGACGGCATCGTCGCGCTAGTGATGGCCCTTGGCGTCCATGCCTCGCAGACCATCAAAGGACCGGCAACCGAACCCTCCATCCTCTTCCTATGATTGCACCATCCGACCGCATCCTCTGGCTTCCGACCTCCGAGTACGAGTCTCGCAACTGGGACTACGAGTCGGGCGGCTACGGCGGCAACCGCAATCCGTCAGGCGTGCGGATCGACCCTGAGACGGCGCTCCGCTCGACGGTGGTTCTCGCCTGCGTCCGCGTGCTCTCGTCTAGCGTCGCGGGGCTTCCGTTGCATCTCTATCGGCGGTTGCCCAACGGCGGGAAGGAGATCGCCCGCGAGGTGCCTCTCTACCGCATCCTCCACGAGCGTCCGAACGGCTGGCAGACGAGTTACGAATGGCGAGAGCAGATCATGCTCCACCTGCTCACGCACGGGCAGGCGTTCGTCGAGATCGCCGGGGCCGGTCCTGCGACGCAGTTGATCGTGCTGCACCCGAGCCGGATGCAAGTTGAGCGGATCGAGAATGGGCGGCTGCGTTACCGCTACCGCGAGGATCGCGGCACCGAGACGATCTACTCGCAGGACGCGATCATGCACCTGCGGTGGCTCTCGGATGACGGCGTCAACGGCATGGTGCCCGTCGAGCTCGCCCGCGATGCTATCGGGCTGGCCCGTGCGTGCGAGATTCACGGGGCGTCGTTCTTCGGCAACGGTGCCCGGCCCGGTGTGGTTCTGTCTACCGATAGCACGATCTCAGCCGAGGCGGCCGAGGCGCTTCGCAACGGCTGGGAGCGGATGCACCGTGGCAGCGAGCGAAGTCACCGCACGGCGGTGCTTCAAGGCGGGCTCAAGCCGATCGAGATCGGCGGCGGGAATATGCAGGAGTCGCAGTTTCTGGAGACCCGCCGTTTCGCCGTCGAGGAGTGCGCACGAGTCTGGGGTGTGCCGCCTCATCTGGTCGGCGATCTGTCCCGGTCGTCGTTCTCGAACATCGAGCAGCAGAGCATCGACTTCGTCACGAACGGGCTGATGCCGTGGCTGCGTCGCATCGAGTCCGCGATTGCTCGCGACCTCATCACGGACGACTCGCTGTTCGCGGAGTTCGACACGCGAGGGCTGTTGCGTGCCGATGCCGCTGGGCGATCGGCGTACTTCAACACGCTCTGGAACTTGGGCGTGGCAAGCGTGAACGAGATACGGGCGTGGGAGAACATGAACCCGGTCGAAGGCGGCGACGTGCGGTTCGTGCAACTCAACATGACCACCCTCGACAAGGCGGCTGCGGCAGCGGAGTCGCCACCGGTCATTGAGGAGATCGTCGTCGAGGAGCCGGTGGCCGACGCCCTGTCGCCAGCGGCAGAGCCCGCCCCAGACGCCACGCCCCAGGTCGCCGAGGTCTCGCTCAACGGTGCCCAGATCACTGGGCTCATCGCGATCGTGCAGTCGATCTCCGATGGTTTCGTCACCCGCGAGGGTGCGGCGGCGATGATCGCCGCGTCGTTCCCGAGCATCCCGCCCGCACAGATCGACGCGATCCTCGCAGGGGTGGTCGAGCGTCAACCGGCAGTAGCAGCGGATGCGCAGCCGCAGCAAGTGCCGGTCGTCGAAGACGCCCCCGCGAGGTCGCTTCCCGAGATGCGTGCTCTCACGATCAGCATCGACTTCGACCGCACGTTCGCGGCCGATCCTGCGATGTGGGGCGAGTTTGCCCGCAAGTCGGTTGCCGACGGCAACACGGTCGTGATGATCTCGCGTCGCCCCGAGGCTGATCGTCAGTCAGTCATGGCGACGCTCGGCGACTACGCCGATGCGTTCTCGCAGGTGCTGCTCGTGGGCGGCGACACGCTCAAGGCTGACGCGGCCGAGGCGGCTGGCGTCGACGTAGACGTGTGGGTGGACGACTCGCCGCAGACGATCCGCTCCGCAGAGAAGCGAGCCGAGCCCGGCACGGTCGCCGAGGGCGACTTCGTCTCGTGGGGCTCGTCTGGCGGGCGAGCTCGTGGCCGCATCGACCACGTGATGGACTACGGCACGCTCGACATCCCCGGCACCGACTTCACGATCGACGCAACCGAGGACGACCCGGCGGCGCTGATCACGGTCTACGAAGAGGTCAGCGGCGGGTGGCGGGCGACCGAGACGCAGGTCGGACACAAGGTCTCGACGCTCAC